ATCGTCTTAAATGGGCGAGTTAAAGAATTACCCTGATTTTCTATACTATCGGTTGCATCCAAATCATTTGGATTAACGTAGATAATTGTTCCCCGTGCCGACTTTAGAAAATTATCTAATCGTGAAAGACCCATTTTACACGCACTTATAGTTCTTGTTATGGATTATTTATCATACAAAAAAAGGCATCACGGAGTATATAAAATATTTCCTACAACCACACACCTACCAAAAGATTTAGTTGGGACAACCCAATGATATTGATGGGGAAGAAAAAAAATAATTTGACCTGCTTTTAAGTTTATTTGCTCCCCTTCAATAACAAATGGAGAAGATCCCTCAGGAGAATTTACATAATAACAAAAAGATATAGAATAAGGAAAATGGTTATGTTTAATTACACCATCTCCTTTAGAGTATAAAAGTGCCCAACATTCATCTACCTTAAATTGATATCTGTCAAATCCAGCAGGACCACCACCCCTACCTTCACCTGCAAAATTAATAGCAACAGTAGGAATTAGTTGATTTATCCAATTAATTAAAATATCAACCTCATCAATATCCCTAGTATGGAGATTATAGTCTAAACAATTAGCACCACCACCAACATTCCCATAAACATCCGTACTATAACAATTCTGAAGAACATCATATAATTTAGGATTTAAAATAGAAGAATGATGATAATCAAAAATTTGATATCTAGCGAACATCTTCAATAATCAGGATAATAATCACCTTGTGTAAGTTTAGCAATGTATTGAAATATTAAATCCCAACCAAATACATAATTATCTCCATTCTCATCCTGCAAATAAAATGGAATATCTGGATACATTCTTTTTGCAGTGTAGAATTGACTGATCATCTCATAATCATCATCAATCCACCTTTCAGACTCTAGCAACTCTTCGTCCATTGTCTTCAATTTCTCCATCATAACCATCCTCTATTAGATGCTCTACTGTATTGGCAACATCATTCATAGCATCTCGCAGATCCCATTGTTGTCCTGTTTCTTGTTTTCCACTCACAGGATCAATCAATGACCACCGCCATTGCTTCATATGTTTTGAGTACCAGAGCTTTATATCCATAATTTATTTATTATGGTAACTCTTCAAAGTGGGTTAGTATATGCTAATCTTTCTTCTGGACACAATTTACGTACTACTTCCAACACATTCATAAACTCTTCTACATT